CAATAACGATGACTTCGGGTGTAGCAATTGGTTATAAAGAGTCAGACGAAAAGGCAGGATAGATGAAACTAGGACTAGGTTTAAACATAAAATCAGACGCAGTATGGACGCCAGCAAAACTAGGTAATAGACTAAAATTATGGCTTCGTAAAAATACAGGAATACTAGAGAGCGACGGAAGTACCGCAGAAGATGGTGAAGATATTACAAAATGGACAGATCAATCAGGCAGTGGTAATCACATGTTAGCGGCTAACAATTATTTTGATTATGATAGCGCTACAGGGGGTGTAGAGAGTTCTGATTCTACAAATAGTAAACTATATCTAGCAACAGATGGTACTAAAGATATAACATTTACAGGAGCTTTTGCCTTATATGCTAGAATGTCTTTATCTACAGTAACCACAGGTTCGCATGATTTATTCCTTTATGATAGTGACGCTACAAGTGCAGATTTCTTCAGGGTACAATCAACTACAGAGCTAAGAACTAAAATAAATAATAGTGCAAAGGTCGGGTTTACACAATCTTCACCTACTTTAGATCAGTTCTATAATTTTGGACTTGAACGTGACGCAGATAATGTTATAACAGCATACCGTAACAATAGTTCTTTAACGAAGATAACTAGCGGTGGGTACGAAACAGGAGCAGTCGAAGGTGACTTTGTACTAGACGCAATAGGTGGTAATTTTGACGGTATAATATTAGAGGTAGTTTGGATTGATAGATCTTTAACACCTCTCGAGCGTGCTAAATTAGAGGCATATTTTCACAGGGTATAAAGTATTTTGATAAACTATAATTATGAAAAAACAAAAATCAAAAGTTAAAGACAGTACAAATAATACAAAACAAAATCTATTAAGTATTGATTTTGACACACAAACAGCGCCTATTATTCAAGAGGTAATGGGTCGTGATTATGTAGAATACGGTACAGAAAACTATCGAAACTTATACCCTCAATTTTTGATTGATCTTTACTACAATTCGAGTACACATGCAGCGATAGTAAATACAACTTCAGACATGATCGCAGGTGAGTCTTTAACATGTGAAGAGCATGAAAATTTAAACGCCTATGTAAAGTTAAAAAGGTTTATATCACAAGCAAATAGTAAAGGTGAAAACCTACACTCAATAATTAAAAAACTTGCTTTTGACTTTAAGTTACAAGGGGCATACGCTATCAATGTCGTATGGTCAAAGGACAGGCAGTCTATATCGGAGATCTATCATGTACCGGTAGAACGCATACGTATGGGTAAACCAGATGTAACAGGACGAGTTAAAGAGTACTATGTTTCTGCAGATTGGTCACAACCTAGAAAACACAAACCTCAAGCAGTGCCAGCGTTCAGTTTAACAGACAGAACAAACCCTAACGCTATTATATATGACGGTATGTACTCGCCTAGTATGCAACTTTACAAGACACCGGATTACGTAGCAGCGTGCAATTGGTGTTTGGTCGATCAAAAAGTGGCTGAGTTTCACCTCGCTAATATAGAGAACGGATTTGCAGGTTCTTACTTCATTAATTTTTCGAATGGGGTGCCGACATTTGAAGAACGTAGAGACATAGAAAACAGCATAAAAGACAAGTTCACAGGCAGCGGAAACGCAGGCAAATTTGTACTTACGTTCTCAGACGATAAAAACAGAACACCAGAAATAGTACCTATATCAGTAAGTGACGCAGACAAACAATACTTAGCTTTGCAAGAACTATTGACGCAAAACATACTCACAGGACATCGAGTTACGTCACCTATGTTATTCGGTATTAAAAACAATACAGGACTAGGTAATAACGCTGACGAGTTAAATCAAGCTTTTGAAGTATACCTAAATTCCGTAATTAAACCGTATCAAAATAATATATTAAATTGTTTAGGTACAATTTTAGAGGTTAATGATATGAATTTACCTATTGAGTTTGTACAAAACAAACCGATAACTTCTAAATGGACTATAGAAGACATGAAAGAGGTAATGACGCAAGACGAAATACGAGAAGAGCTCGGACTAGCGCCATTAGAGAACGACGAGGTAATAGCAGATGACGAGGATTTTGAGAAAGTAGGCGAGATTGATAACATGCCTATATATGACACAAAAGAAGAAGCTATAGAAGAAGCTAAAAGATTAGGGTGTGAAGGTTACCATGAGCACGAGTATGAAGGCAAGACAGTATACATGCCTTGTTCAGATCACGAACAGATAGTAAATATGTCTAGTGAAGAAAAAACACCTACTTCAGAAGAAATTATAGAATATTTAAAGGGTTTAAAAAAAGAAGATGAATACGATTTAATGGACGATTACAACCTATTACATGAAGAGCAAGCAGAAGATGAAAACCATAACTACGAATTTGCAGCAAATACAGGTGTAATTAATCCAACTGGAAAGGCAGGCAAATCAAATAAAGATAGATCACTATTTAAAATAAGGTACGTATATAGAGGTGGAGCGCCTAAAGAAACGACAAGAGACTTTTGTAGACACATGATGAATAACGAATACACTAGTTTATTCACTAGAGAAGATATAACTGCTATGAGTACAGCAAATACCGACTTCGGTACTTATAATATATTTAGATATAAAGGATCATATAATTGTCGACACTATTGGTTACGTAGATTATATGTACTTAAAAAAGCGCCTAGAAAAACAACTATAAATGGCAAGATCTATGAAAAGGGTGATTACTTGCCAAAAGATCTTAAAAACTATTACCCTAGAAATAAAGGGTATGTACCACAAGACGCAGGTGTACCGCCTAAAAACGCAGCAGAAATGGAAGCAGGCAATATTAACAGTAAAGTAGTAAAATAATGGCAAATTACGTTTTATTTATTAGCGAACAAAAATTAAAAGATACTACAAGTATTAATCAGTCAGTTGATGTAGAGTATTTACTCGGCAGTATTCGTACTGCACAAAAGAAATATATAGAGACTAAACTAGGTACTGATTTATTTGAAGCGTTACAAACAAAAATTACAGGAGCCTCATTATCGGGTGCATACGAAACACTTGTAGAGGACTATATAGGCGACGCACTAGCATGGTGGAGTCTTTACGAGGCTATGCCGTTTTTACGTTATAAGATAATGAATAACAATATTGTATCTAAGACAGCAGAAAATACACAGACACTAAGTAGAGAAGAGGCACAAGACTTACGAGAAGAATGTAGAAACACAGCTGAGTTTTATACAGAGAGATTAATTGATTACATTAAAAACAATACCGAATCGTTTCCCGAATACAGTACAAATACAGGTGCTGACGTCACACCAGATAGTAATGCGTTTTACTCAGGAATGAATTTAGAACACGATAGAAACAGAAGAAAAGACATAACGCTTGATGATTTTCTAACACCAGATCTTAAATGATAAAAAGAAACTATAAACCAAAGGCAAAGAACGAAACAGCCTTGAAAACATACATTAAAAATGCCATTAAGAAAAGTAACAACGGACATAACAGAGACTCTAGCTGTAAATGCAACCGTTGTAAGTGTAACAACGTTCGCTGATTTCGAACTAATATTAAAGGTAGTCTTATTGATCCTGTCAATAGGTTATACTATAGCAAGATGGCGTACACATTGTCGTAATAATAAAAAAAAATGAAATTAAGATACTTTAACAGGTCAGAGTTTAACTGTCCTTGTGGTTCTTTAGGTTGTACAGGTGACAAGATGAGTAAAGAGTTTTTAGAGTTATTAGATGAGGCACGAGACATCGCAAACATACCGTTTCGTATTACCAGCGGACTACGTTGCGAAGAGTACAATCAAGATCTTATTAAAAGAGGGTACAAAGCTAGTAAAACTAGCAGTCACTTAAAAGGTGTAGCCGCAGACATTTCATGTAAGAATAGTAGTGATAGGTGGACAATTATCAACAGCCTACTGTTGGCGGGTTTTTCACGCATGGGTATAAGTGACACATTTATTCACGTAGATTTGGACACAGAAAAACAACACGACGTTATCTGGACGTATTAACTAAATATTAATCAAAACTATAATTATGAAAAATGCACTAATGACAATTCTAAAGTCAAAACGTTTTTTAATGGCTATTGCCGGAATAGTAATTCCTGTAATAATGAGAGCTTTTGACCTAGATCATGAAACGGCAGACCGAGTATGGCAAACAGCTTTACTACTTATCGTAGGTCAATCAGCGTCAGACTGGGGTAAAAACAGTAAATAGCATAAATGAGGAATAACCGCTATAGGTTAAAGCCTCATGAAATTGAGGCACTAAAAGACATGCGCAGACAAGAGGTTCGGAATGTCCTCGTTATAGGAGATTTACACGAGCCTTTTTGTCTCGACGCATACATAAACTTTTGTTATAATAACTATCTAAAATATAATTGCAATCAAGTTATCTTCATAGGTGATATAATCGACAATCATTATTCATCATACCATGAGACAAATCCGGATGGATTAAGTGGAGGTGACGAGTTAGATCTTGCAATAGAGAAAATATCTAAATGGTATAAAACATTCCCAGAAGCTATTGTAATTTTAGGCAACCATGATAGAATGGTAATGCGCAAAGCACAAACCTCAGACATACCAAAGAAGTGGATCAAGAGTTATAAAGAAGTGCTAGGTGTACCAAATTGGCAGTTTATGGAAAGGTACGTACAAGATGGTGTACAATATATTCACGGTGAAGGTGGTACGGCTAGAACTAAATGTCGTGCCGATATGATGAACACCGTACAAGGTCACCTACATACACAGTGTTATACAGAACATTATGTCGGACAAAATTATCGTGTATTCGGAACACAGACTGGTTGCGGTATAGATCATGAGTCTTACGCAATGGCGTATGCTAAATATGGAAAGAAACCGGCTATTGGCTGTACTGTTGTATTAAACAATGGTGATCTTCCAATAAACTTACTAATGTCTTTATGAGAAAAAAAAACAACAAAACTTCAATTAAGCTTACAATCTTTTATTTTATACTTATTATAATTATACTTTATTTTAGTGTTTAAACCTATTTAGGAACGTTTTAAGACACTATCTTATAATAACTATACAATCCTATCAAATAGACATAAAAAGGTTTATAACGAATTTTTTAATTAAAGTTATCAACCGATCTTACAATGAAGTAAATTCAAAGTTATCAACGAAATTATCAAAAAAAAAGCGTTTATAAGTTTTGCCATTCCGAAATAAAGGCGTTAATTTGCTTATTATTAATCAAAAAATATATAAAATGTATTTAGTAAAACACAATCAATCAGGGTTTAAACATTATTTTGACACAGATCAGTTTACAAGGTTTTATGAAACTACGGGTAAAAACTTACTTAAAAAGAACAAGAACTTTACAGAGATCTATACTGTAAAAAAAATCAAAGAGTATGATACAAGCTACTATCTTAGTGAAGCTTTCTATTTTACTATATGTGTCTTAATGGTAAGTGTATTAACATTAGCTTTTATTTATTATGCAGCAATTTAAAAAACAAATAAAATAATTTAAAAAACAAATAAAATGAATAAAATAGAATTTGATTTAGACATAATGGGAAGTTCAGACATTGAATCTATGCATTTAGTAATTGACGCATATAGAGAACTATCTACAGATAAATGGATAATGGAGGGGGGAACAGGTTTTAATACAAATAGTGGTTATGTATATATAGCACTAGAAAATGGAATATCAATTTGTTCTTGTTTCGGACAATCAGTTGACTATCTTGTTACAGATTTTGAAGATGGTGAAGAAACATTTTTTGATACTTACGAAGAAGCTGAAGAACATTTAAATAAAATAAACAAATGATAGCAAAAGATTATTATTACAAGGGCGGATCTTGTGGCGTGGTAAGGACTGACGCTTTTACTAGTTATGATTTTGTAGACTCTAAGGACATAGATACGCATATTAGGATAGTTGGTTCAAAAAAAGAAATAGACGTCTTAAATAAGGAATTTATGTCTGAAAATAAACATTTGTATTTAGATGAAGTTTATAGTTATGAGGTGCCGAAGAAAGGATCTTATTGGTACAAGCATTGTTGTTACGGAACACCGCAACAGTATAAAGATAAAATGAAAATAATCAAATCAAATTTAATGCTCTATAAAGAAAAGTATAAAAAAGGTGGAGCGTTTATTGTTTAACTTAAATTTACAAACATGGTAGAAAAAAACAAACAAGAAACAGTATTCAAAGCTATTCATGATATAAACACTTTCGCATGTAGTGATAATGAACTATATTTGAGCGGTAAAGATGAGCACGGTCAAGATATAACATTAGTATTCAACGCTATAGAGATCTTAGAGTGGCTAGATATAGACTACATGAAAAAACAATCAATTAAATATATTAATCAATTAAATAAATAAAAAAATGGAAGGAAAAACATCAAAAATTAAAGAAGTAGTATCAGCAAAAGAATGGAATGGAGCAAACGGCTTCAGTAGTATTTATCACGATCTTATTATGGAAAACGGAGACAAGATAAATTTAGGTAAAAAAACAATGCAGGAAGTTGGAACAGAACTATCTTACAAAATTATTGAGGGTGGACAACAAGAATATCAAAAATCTAAACCTTGGAATCCAGACTATGATAATAAATTTGCAGGTTCTAAGAAAACAACTGCTCCATCTAATAATGGAACAATGTCTAAAGAAGATTGGGAGAATAAGAATCTAAAAACTTCTACTAATATCAGCAGGCAGTCAGCACTTAAAGCGGCAATTGACTTTTGCAGGAATCAAGATTGCCCTATTGAACATGTTTTGGAACAAGCTACGATCTTTCATCACTGGCAAATGACAGGTGAAGTATTAGATGTTCCTAAAGAAATGCCTTTTTAAGATGATAAAATACGATATAAGAGACAGCGAAGAAGTTAAGAACCTTTGTGACCTAGCTACTCAAATATGTGGTATTCGCAAAGGATCTTTAGCGTACAAGTCAAGAAAAGAACAATATACTATTCCTAGATCTGTTGTTGCTGTAATAGCGAGGAAAGAATTAAAGATACATCACGACGCAATAGCTAAAGAATTAAATAGAGATAGGTGTAGTATATATCATTATGAGGGAAAACACGAAGCTAATTATATTTCCTATCCAAAGTATAGAGAGGTTTTTAATAGTGTTTATAATGCTTACTCTGATATAAAAAAGAATAAGAAAATAATTAAAGATCCTACAGAAATGATAAACCATTTAATTCATTCGGGTGTTAGGCATAGCAGGAGGCCTACAATGCAAATAAATATTGAAACAAATAAATTTAAAATTAGAATTGATACAGACTTTAAAGATTTTTCTAATAACATGGATATTTGTCACGAAGTTTTAAAAGACTATGAATGTAAAATATATGTAAAATCATGAAAGATTTGTTAAGTAGTAGTGCATATTTAGTTGTTAATAAAACATTGGCAAGGCAGGTAGGATTGAAAGCGGCAGTCCTACTTGCCGATCTTATAAGCAAAGAGCAGTATTTTATGGATAACGGAATGATTAAAGACGGTTGGTTCTTTAATACAGAAGATAATATACTTAAAGATACAACACTTAGTTGTTATAAACAAAGGACAGCTATCAAGACCTTGAAGGAACATAAGTTATTGAAAGTCAAGCGTATGGGCATACCTGCTAAACAACATTTTAAAATAGACGAAGAACAAGTTATTAAGTTACTTAACAACAAGTCCTTAAAAAAATCAACAACACTAAATAAGAATAAACAAATAAAATTAAAAAATAAAAGCTTATCTATAAGGGCACAAGAATTTACAGAAGAAGTATTTATGAGTAATTTAGAGACAGAAGTATGTCAAGACTTTGTAGATTATTGGACAGAAACAAATAAGTCAAATACTAAAATGAAATTTGAGCTACAGAAAACTTTCGATATAAAACGTAGGCTAGCTAGATGGGTGTCAAATAATAAAAAATGGAACATTAAACAGTCAAGTAAAATAGATCAGCAACTAGACAATTATCAAAAAGCAATAGATATAATTAAAAAATCAAATTTATGAATTTAGAAGAGTACAAAAGAAGGGTAAAGATAAGGTATTATTTAACTATTATAATAGCAATCTTCTTATTTATTTTAATAGGAATCACTATATCATATTTTATATAATGAAGTTAAACAAAATTTATAACGAAAATTGTTTAGACACTATGAAACGAATGCCTAATGATTTTGTAGACATAGTAGTAACATCACCGCCATATAATATAGGTAAAAGTAGAGGTAATACTAACAACCCTAATGTAAACTATGACACATACTCAGATGACTTAGATATAGAAGATTATTTTAAACAGACTAAACTATGGATAGATCAATGTCTCAGAGTTTCTAAACACTATGTATTTTGGAACATAGGCGAATACGCAGGGTGTAAAGGTATAGCAGGTTATATCATGTCACAGTTTAAACATAATTTAAAAGAGACATTTATATGGATAAAAAATAACCCTAACCCAACAGGCAGGGGTGTAGTTTGTAACGGTTACGAATATATATTTTGTTTAGTAAAAGAAAACGCAGACAAAAGAAAGTACGACTATAATAATTTCGGTGACAATATGATTAAGAACTATATTATAAAACCAGTAAATAATAATAAAGACAACGCAGGTCATGGTTATGCCTTCGGCGAGTGGTTACCTAAACACTTTATACATAACTTCAGTAAAAAAGGTGATATAGTTTACGATCCTTTTATGGGCTCGGGCACTACAGCTGTATCTTCGCACGTTTTAGATAGAAAATTTATAGGTTCTGAAATATCTGAAAAGTATGTAGGTATTGCGAACAAAAGATTAGAACCATACTTAACACAAACTAAACTATTTTGAAAATAAAAGAATACGAAATACAAGATCTACAATTAAAATGTGTAGAGCTAATAAGTTTAACACTAGTAGAACTAGGACAAGTAAAAGACGAAAAACACATTGTAATACTTGCACAATCTTTAGCAAATGATATTATACAGGACTTCGGGAATTTATATTTTGAAGATATACAAGCCTCATTTCGTAATGGCGTCAGAAATACAGAACACTTCGTATTAAATGTACAGACTTATTACAAATGGATAAAAGCACATAGGCAATTAATATGGAACGAAGCAAGTAAAGAACCAGAACGACAAGACAAAAGACTAAGGTACAGAAGTAGAACAGGTACGGGTTTAAAACAAATTAATAATATAAAACAATTAAAATGAAAACTAAACACTATCACAACACAAACGGCTTAGACAGGACAACAGCTTTGTTACAAGCAAAAAAGAATTTAACACAAGAGGACATTATTTATACTATCTTCAAAAGTTCTTGTTTTAAAAAGTTATCAGCTTCAGAAGTATGGGAATACTACAAAGTAGGCAAAAATGTTCCTTTAACAAGTATAAGAAGGGGAATGAGTAATTTACAAAGAGAGGGTATATTAGAAAAAACAAAAGAAACTAGAATAGGTATATACGGCAAACCAGAACACTTTTATAAACTATCACAAAACAGACTTAATCTATCTTAAAAAATTAGTTATAAAGATAACCTTGTTGATAAATAAAAAATAAATTCACAATTTTTATATTATATATTATGTAAACTTGCGATAGTGAAAACAATATCTAAACTAAAAAAAGAACTTGATAGATTATTTAGTTTATATATACGCTTAAGAAACGCTACACCGCAAGGAATGGTAAATTGCTTCACTTGCGGATCTCAGAAACATTATAAGAAAATGCATGCAGGTCACTTTATGAGTAGAAAATATTTATCTACAAGGTGGCACGAAGATAACGTACAAGTCCAATGTCCTAAATGCAACCTCTTCGGACAAGGCGAACAATATACTTTCGGTAAACTTTTAGATGTAAGAATAAATGAAGGCACTGCAGACAAATTAGAGCAGTTAGCAAGGTCTACTACAAAAATTATGCGTCACGAGTATGAAGAGATGATACAAGAATATAAAAATAAACTTAAAGATGTTGAAACCGATCTGCATTAGTACGGAACACCAAATATTATTAAGTAATTACATATCTTATATACATAGATATATAGAAGATATAACAGAGAATAAAGAAAAGTATCAAGACTTTATACAGATAAGTGACATTATAATAGAACACCATAATAACTATAAATCAAATAACTTAGGCGAAACTAATTACAATGACTTTATGACTATAATACCTACACACTACTCTTGTATGGTAAACGGTTATTTAACAGGTTTAGAGAATGAACTAAACAAACACAAGGTAACATTATACAGACATATAATAAGTGAAAAAAGCTTCGACCTTATAGAAGACATAAGTAAACTAAAGATAATAGATGAATAAAATTTATAACATAATAGCAAACTTACGAGATAAATTCATCAAGATGACATACGGATTAACAACAGATAAGAACGAGATAGATGAGGTAGTTCAGGAGTTAATGCTATACTTTTTACAGATGAACCCAGAAACAGTAAGAAAAATATACGAACAAGACGGTGAGAAAGGTTTAATACGATTTGGTTGTGTAGTTATAAGAAGATCATTACAGAGCAAGAACAGCCGTTATTATTATAAGTATAAAAAATATTACACAAGATTAGATGACACTTGCAATATAAGTTATGAAACACTAGACGGTGAGAACACCTCGTCAAAATATCTATATAATTTAGCAGAACCAGAACAAGAAAGTAACTATATAAAACTAGAAAACATTGATTGCGAGCTAGACAATATGTATTGGTACGATAAAGAGTTATTCAAGCTATACTATTACGAAGATAACACTCTAGATAGTTTAGCAGAGAAAACAGGTATAGGTAGAAATAGTTTATTTAACACAATAGATAGTGTAAGAAATAAATTAAAAAAGAAGTTAAATGAATAGTTTTTTTGTAAGTAAAGAAACATATAAAGAACGACTAGACACTTGTAGAAAGTGTGATGACTATTTTCGGCCTACAGGCACTTGTACAAATTGCGGTTGTTTTATGAGAATCAAAGCGTCAGTAAGTGTTATGGAATGTCCTAAAGGATATTGGCTAGCAACTAAAGAACACAAAGCGCCTAAAGAGTTACCAGAACATTTACTAAAAGAAGTGATAAGTATAATGCCTAATATACAAAATGAAACTATAAAAGATCATGAAACAAAAAGGAAACTAATAGAACTGTACAATACTATATATGACTTTAACTACAAAGTAACAACAAATTGCAGATCGTGTTTAAGTACAGTGTATAACGGAATAAAAAAAATATATGACGAAAACAAAAAGTAAATACTATTACGACACAGAACGTAATAAAGAACACCCTAAATACAAAGCAATAAACCCTAAAATGTTAATGAGTAAAGAAGAGCTAGGTTTAATAGACAGTAGAGTACCCGAATACTATAAAGGTAAAGAAGGGTATGAAGCACGTAAAGTATGTGACAACTTTGATCTTTCATATCATTGTGGAACCGCAGTAACTTACATTTTACGAGCATATAGAAAACACGACACACCTATAGACTGTATTAAAAAAGCTATAGCGCATTTACAATTTGAAATAGAAAATTATGAGCAAAATAATAAAAGGTAAAAAGACAGGTAGACATAAAGAAACAGAGTATCAAAGTATATTTAAAGGGTATAGAGACGATGACCTTAACAATAAAGTCATGGATATTCCTAAAATAATTAAACACGATATAGGGTGGGAACTAATAACAGGCATGAAGTACAAAACAGAAAGACAAGAGGCTCAATATTTAAGGACTAAATTTTCACCAGAAAACCCTCAATAAATATGAAATATAGAACACTATACGAAAAACATATAGAAAAAATACCTAAAGGTTGGCACGTTCATCACATAGACTTTAATCACAACAATAATAGTTTAGAGAATTTAATAGCAGTACCCGAAAAGGTTCATACAGTAATACATCAGTGTGGCTATATGCCAAAAGACGAGATACAAAACTTAATACAGATATATAAAGAACATGAAATATAACAACATTAAGAATATTTTACGAAGACAAATTAAAAATAACGTTAGGGTATTGTGGGCACACAATGAAAACATAAATGAGTTTATTATGATTTATAAAAACTATAATGATAAATTGCCAATATTTACACCTCAACAACTACTAGATAAATTAAATGAAATATAAATGTAATATTTGCGATACGCAAAAAGACTTATTCAAATTTAAACTAACTTTTGACGAAAGACTAAAAAAACTAGTTAATAAAGAAGCTATTTGTTGTGATAAAGAAATGGAATGTATCAGTGATAATCAAGGCATGCCAACTATCATACGGAACGAACCAAAACATAGTTTCAGTGAATCTAAAAAGCATGTAGACAGGATAATGAAAGGTAATAACCAAAAAGAACTATAACATGAAAACTAAAACAGTAAGTATCAGTGAGTTACAAGGGAACGAAAGCAATCCTAGAATAATTAAAGAAACAAAATTTAAACAATTAGTACAAAGCATTAAAGACTTTCCAGAAATGTTGAAACTGCGGCCAATAGTGGTAAATGAAGAAATGACTATTTTGGGGGGCAACATGAGATACAAAGCTTGTGTTGAGGCAGGCGTTAAGGAAGTGCCAATAACTATTGCAAAAGGACTTACAAAGGAACAACAGAATGAATTTATAATTAAAGATAATGTAGGATTTGGAGAGTGGGATTGGAATACATTAGCAAATGAATGGGATAACAGAGAATTAAAAGAATGGGGAATGGACGTATGGCAACCAGAAGAGGCTGTAGATTATTCTGTGTTAGATGACATAGACCTTGACGAAGAAATAGAAGACTTAACGAAGGGTGTAAGGAAAGGTATATTAATTGACTTTGATCAAGACGATTACGAAGAAGCGGTTGAATGGGTAGGCAAGTATAGAAAGGCAAATGTTTATATAGGAGGCTTATTATTAGAACAATTAAAAAGTAGAAAATTAGAACAAGAATAATGATTTGTTATATACCAACAAAAGGAAGACCAAATACTAAGACTTATAAATTATTTACAGATGTTGGAATACAGGTAAAACATTTTGTAGAGCCGCAAGAGTATGAGTTATATAAAGTACCCGGCAAGGTTGATATAAAAGAAAATGATAAAGGCGTAACATTTGTAAGAAACTTTATGTTAAATTATGCAAGAGAAAACAATCATAAGTGGGTTATAATATGTGATGACGATGTTATGTCTTTTGGTATATATAATGGAAAGACAGTAAAGAAAGACGCTAGTATATGGTTAGAAATATTAAAAAAGGCTAAAAAACTTCCATTTGAATTAATAGGAATAAACTATACGCAACATGCTTGGCATGAAAAAACAAGTTATTCTATAAATAGAAAGTTCGCTGAGGTTTGTGTATTAATGAATATAGAAAAAATACATTGGAATTATGAAGACAATACAAAAGAAGACAGAGACTTCCAATTGCAAACCATTAAAAACGGTTATGGCGTTCTTAGGTTTAATCATTATTGGTTCAGTTGTCCTAATGTCGGTAGTAATAGTGGAGGTTTGTCTGATCTTTATAAGGCTAAAAAGGACACTATTTGGGCAGAAAACTTAACAAAGAAATGGTACCCTTATGCAAAGTTAGTAAATAAAAAGGATCGTATAGACGCTAGGATTGACATAAAAGGTTACGCTAAATCATTAAATAAAATAGTAAAATGAAAACAATAAAATTAAAAAAGGTAGATCATAATGTAAAGATTGGAGACGTTTGTCCTTATTATGAACCAACAATAAAAGAAGATTGTTTATTAGAAGATGAAGGCGAAATAATAGGCTTTTATATAAAAGATGTTTCAAAGTATAATGAAAGGTTAGGCAAATTATTATCTGTAGCTAATAGAGAGTTTAGAAGCGATAATGTGCCTAAGTCAGAAATGTTGCGTTCAGAATCATTAAGAGACGGCTATGAGAAATATGGTAAATATAAATTAGATAACCCAGTATTACAATATTCAACTATATTAGGAAGCATACCACCGAGAGCATTATTAAGAAGATCTTACGCAAGCAGATCATCAGTACATGACGACCAAAAGGCACAAACATTTGTAAAAGCAATGTGGGCTACAGCGGTAGAAAGTGGTAATGTAATTAAAGAAGTTGCTCCAGATCTATATAAAAAACAAAAAGAGCTATTAGATAATGTGCAAGATAAGTGGAAATTTGGAGAGCTATTTACAAGTAGTATATCTAACTTTAATATTGCTGCAGCGTTTCATCAAGACAAAGGAAATCTAATAGGATCATTAAACGTAATACTAACCAAAAGAAATAATAGTAAGGGTGGTAGTTTGAACGTGCCAGACTATAACGCTACATTTGAACAAGCAGACGGCAGTATGTTAGTATATCCAGCATGGAGAAATATGCATGGTGTAACACCAATAAAACCAATACACGAAACAGGTTATAGAAATAGTTTAATATTCTATACATTAAAATACTTTAACAATAAATAATATGGACAAAAGTAGGCACATAAAAAAGGAGAGCATAATCAAAGCTTTGGAAGCGAGTTTAGGGGTTGTAACAATTGCTTGTAAGAAAACAGACATACCTAGATCTACATTCTACAAATGGTTAAGAGAAGATGAGGACTTTGCTAATCAAGTTAAGGACATTGACAACATAGCTTTGGATTTTGTTGAAAGTAAATTACATAATCAAATAGAGGACGGTAATACCTCAGCTACAATCTTTTACTTAAAGACAAAAGGAAAGAAGCGAGGATATGTAGAAAAATCAGAACTAGACATTACAAGTGGTGACGAGCCTATAAAAATAAATATAAATATAGACGGTGTTGAATATTAACCCGACTTTTACTAAAACACAAAGTCAAGCTATAAAGTATTTATTTGATAATACTACAAGCGATCTATTATTCGGTGGAGCAGCAGGTGGTGGTAAATCTTATATTGGTTGCGCATGGTTAATATTACTATGTCTAAAATACCCAAAAACAAGATACTTAATGGGGCGTAGTAAATTGGATAACTTAAAGAAAACAACACTAAATACTTTTTTTGAAGTATGCCAACAATGGAACATACTCGCAAATAAACACTTTACATTCAACGGTGCTTCAAATGTAATTACATTTTACAATGGTAGTGAGATCTATTTAAAAGATTTGTTTCATTACCCAGCAGATCCAAACTATGACAGTCTGGGTTCGTTAGAAATTTCAGGAGCATTCATTGACGAAGCTAATCAAATAACAGAGAAAGCAAAGAACATAGTAAACAGTAGGATCAGATATAAGTTAGATAAGTATAACCTCATACCAAAATTGTTATTGACTTGCAATCCTTCAAAGAATTGGACATACACACAATACTACAGACCAGCTAAAGAAGGTAAGATAGAACCTCATAAAAAATTCATTCAATCATTAGTTGATGATAATCCTTATATATCAGTACACTATAAAGGTCAGCTAGATAAATTAGATATGATCTCAAAACAAAGACTTCTATTTGGTAACTGGGAATATGACGCCAATGAGGATAGTCTTATCAATTACAATTCAATTATAA